CCAAAATTGATTAATGATAGTTATTATTTCTTTACTGAGAGAGAAGTCTTAACAGGGTATACATCAAACGATTGGCAACAGGCGTATGATAAAAAAATGTATGTTGGAAATTTAAATGAGTCTCAGATTGTATTCAATACAGGTAATATTGTTGGTAATCCTAATAGGGGTTTATATCTTAACAACTTTTTCCAATACATGGATTTAAGAACTAATGAAGAAAGGATAGGGACACCTATAGAGAATAAAGACTTTTTCTTACTACCATCCTGTGGATTCTTACCTTTTAATCAGTCTAAGTTTGAGTGTAGTAATAATAACAACAAGATGGTTACCGAAATGACAGGTAATACATCTGTTTATAATGGTACTGTTAGAACATTATGGTTATCACCGAACTATGGATTCTTTAATAATGATTTAGTTACAAAACCAACACCTACTCAGTATTTGAAACAAATTTTTACAGGAGATTCATTAATCCAAGACGCGTTTAGTATTGAATCGGATGTACAATACTCAAGTATAGAGGAGTTATTCTCTATTTTTGATAAAGAAATATTAGATAAGTTTGAAACCGAATTTTTAAATTTCTGTAAACCACTCAATGATTCTGTACCAATCATGGATGGTGAAACTAGTACTTCTACGTTTTTTAATGTTGCAAATGCAACAGATAGAAGATATAGAAATATACAGTCAGTGTTGTCTGAAATTTTTGGATTTGCTGGTGATTTTACTAAAACAAGTAGTTCAGATAAAGATAGTTTTAACTTGGCATCATTACAAATGGATAATACTGTAAACTTCATGAAGGATTTCTTGAATTACGATGTTGTTTTGAAATTAGGTAATGTTGGTGAATTTAACCAAAGAATTTTTGGTTCCTTTGTTTCACCACCTACTGTAACTCAGCCGATAGACTATGGTAATTACGTTCAAGGAACATTACCTGGTGATGGTTCAGGTATCACTTTGGTTAATAGTCAACTTAATAATTCAGATGAATGGAATACTCTTAGAACATATGTTGGGTTCTCAACTATAGATGGTTTGGAATATAGTGACAATGGTTCATATATTACTGACTTCTTTATAGATAATAATATTAATTTTACTACATCAAATATACAACAGTTATCTAAGATTATTAAAATTTACGCAACGCAAAAGTTGAAAGATAACACAATAACGACACAATCGTTTAATTCAACGGTACAACAATTATTGGATGACCAAATTACTTTTAGACAGACGGTATTAAATAATACTTTTAATCAATTAAGAAATAAGTTACCTAATTACACTGAGTCTAATACTACGGGTGGTTTAAGTGCTGTTGATGGTAATCAGCCAAAATTAGAAGTGTACTCAACATTAAAAACATTTAATGATAAATGGATTGCTGGTGGTAATTTTAAAACAAGAACATTATTTGAAGACTTCTTATTTTTAGACAGGGCTAACAGAGATATTGGGGACACGTTTACTATTGATGTAATATCATTAAAAGGATACCTAAAAGGAAAAGTATCAAGTTATTCTCTAATGAGTTTAATTGGTTATATACTTTCTCAGAATAACTTTATATTCATGGCGTTACCGTCATATATAAATTTCTATGGTATTCAAGAGGCATCTAAAAATGGAACACCGACAGTAAATCCTGATATTGCCAATTCTGCATTTGGTACATTCTTATCAGTAGATTATCAAGACTCGAGACCTAAATTTTTATGTATGTATGTTGGTAAGCCATCTGAACATCTTGATATGAAAGAAAACAAAAGTTCAAGATTTAAAACAGATGTATTTGATTTGAGAAGAGGAAGTAATAATCCACTATTAGAAAATCAAAGTAATAAAATAGATTGGAGTAGGTCTAATAAAGTTGTAGGTTTCAATTTAGACTTTGGTATACGTAATCAAAATATTTTCAAATCTATTAGTTTGGACCAAAACCAATACAAGAACACTTCAGAAAGTTTTCAGGTTTTAAGTGATATGGCAAACCAAGCTGCGGGTGATAAGGTTGCACAACAAACAACTTCATTATATAATATCTACAGAACAAGAAGTTATACCTGTAGTGTGTCGTCAATGGGTAATATGATGATACAACCAACGATGTACTTTAATCTAAGACATGTCCCGATGTTTTATGGACCGTATTTCATTACTAATGTAAGTCATAGCATTAACGTAAATGGATTTGAAACTTCATTTGAAGGTATGAGACAACCAATATTCTCTTTCCCTTCGATAGATAAATTAGTAATGAGTGTAAATAAAAATCTATTGAAGAAGTATGAAACCTTTTACCGTAAAAAACAATCACAAGCGACAGCACAAAATGCAACTAATCAAAATAATGAAACTAGAATTAATAATCCTTTAGTTCCTGATGAGAGTGGTGCGTGTAATGACATAACTCAATTCCCATCAATAGGTTTTGTTGATTTTGAAAATACAAGAATAGCAGTTAATGATGTGATTAATCATCTTAATACTATAACAAGCTATAGTAGAAGTTTAAGGGCATATTCTCTTGGGGTGTGTTATTTAATGAATAGTGGGATTGGTTCATTTGATTGTACAAACAATAACTTATTTGGTATTAATTCAACTTCAAGCAGATATCAAAATTTAACAGGATTCACAAATGGACAAGTGTGTGTAAAAAATAATTCTCAATCATCACAAGTTAATGGTGAAGTAGTAGTACCAACAATACCAATTTTCTCTTTTGAAAATAAAGAAAATAGTATTAAATTCTTTATCGAGTTCTTTGTAAATTATACTACTATAATTGATAAACTAATTTCACTATCAACAACAATTACAAATGACGATGAGAAACTTGCAAACGCCTTGACATATCTTTACTTATCTACATGGGTTCAGGATTATGCAACGGGAAAAAATGGTGCACAGATTAAACAAGAAACTGATACGAAAATTAGTAATGGTACATTTACACAACAACAATTTGATGATATTAAGGAAAAAATGTTAAATGCGGTTATCAAAATACTAGCATAAATGGAAAAATTGATATTTGCATATATTTATTAATAAAAAAGTTATGGATATTAAAAATCTTTTAGATAACTACTTAATGAAAGACACAAGACTAACCGAGCGTGATGCGGGGAATGGTTATAAAGAAGTTTGTGATTTAGATACTGGTGATTGTTATACAGTAAGAATGAAAGACGGCCTTATTGAAAGAGTTGATAATTCAATGAAACTCAATAGAACCCTTAGAGTTGAAACTCCAAACGGGGTTAAGACTCTTTTGAATGGTTAAAAAATAATGTTATGAGTAAAAACGATAGATTAATAAAAGAAATTGCACAATATAATAAGATTAACAATTATATTGAGGAACAATTTGATACTGAAACACCTGAAGAAGGTGGTGAAGTTCCTGGTACAGAAATGGGAGGTGATACAGAAACTGAAACAATCCCTGAACCTGTAGATGTTACTGCAGACCCAGATGTTGAAGTTGTTGATGATACAGAAGGTGATGTTCAGACGGACGTTACAAATTCAGAGCCGACTGAAGAAGGTGGTACTGAAGAATTAGACATTACAGATTTAGTTACCTCACAAAAAGACATACAATCAAAACAAGATGAATTCATGAATTCAATGTTTGATAAATTATCAGACTTAGAAAGTAAGTTAGGTGCTATGGATACAATTTTCCAAAAAATCAATTCAATCGAAAATAAGATTGAGAAATATAGAGAGAAGTCACCTGAAGAAAAATTACAGTTAAGAAGTTTAGATAGTTATCCATACAATCAAAAATTAAGTGATTTCTTTATGGATAAACAAGATGAGTTTGAAGCTACGGGAAAAAATGAATATATTTTAACTTCAGACGAAGTTGAGAACTATTCACCAAATGAAATTAAAGATACGTTTAACAAATTTGAACAAGACGATAATCAATTTTAATTTCTAAAAAAAATAATATGAAAAGACCACTTCGGTGGTCTTTTTTTGTTTACAACAGTTTGACTTATTCATTACTTTGATTATAATTATAACTGATAAAAGAGATAAACTACTAATTTAAAAAAAGAGTAAAATGAGTAATTCAAGTTTAGATGCTGTATTAGCACAGTACGAAAAAAACACCACATCTATGGGTGGTGGGACAGGAATGTCACAAGACGAAAGAATGAAGAAGTATTTCACAACTATTCTTCAGAAAAATGAAAAAACAGGTCAGAGAAGAGTTCGTATTCTTCCAACTTCAGATGGTTCGTCACCATTTAAAGAAGTATGGTACCATGAACTACAGGTTAATGGTCAGTGGATGAAACTTTATGACCCTGGTAAAAATGACGGAGAACGTTCACCATTGAACGAAGTCTACGAAGAATTAATTTCTACAGGTAAAGCTTCAGACAAAGAATTGGCAAGACAATACCGTTCTCGTAAATTCTACATTGTAAAAGTTATTGACCGAGACAGAGAAGAAGATGGTGTTAAATTTTGGAGATTCAAAGACAACTATAAGCAAGAAGGAATTTTAGATAAAATCATTCCGATTTGGAAACAAAAAGGTGATATTACAGATTCTCAAACAGGTCGTGATTTAATTGTTGAATTGACTAAAGCTAAAACACCTGCGGGTAAAGAGTATACAATTACTCAGACTATCATGTATGATGACCCAACACCATTACACGATGATGTATCTCAGATGAAAGAGTGGATGGAAGATGAATTGACATGGGCGGATGTATATTCACAAAAACCTGTAGAATACTTAGAGGCTGTTGCAAGAGGAGAGACTCCTGTATGGGATAGTGAGGCTAAGAAATATGTTTACGGTGATAGTAGTGAAGAAGAAATGACCATGGGTGGTTCTAATACTTCACAAAGTACACAAGACCCACAAGCAAATATGAAGGTCGATGAGGACCTACCGTTCTAAAAAAAACTAACATGATGGTGCAGACAATGTCTGCACCATTTTTTATCATTAAATAATATGGCAATAAAGAAAAAAGATTTTAGTAGTATTAAGAAGAAGTTTTCTACTTCTGCTAAATACAAACCTCAAAGATTCTTTGATTTGGGGGGACAATTCTTAGATGCTGTTGGTGTACCTGGTCCTGCTATTGGACACTTAAATATGTTTTTAGGTCATTCAGACACGGGTAAAACTACTGCATTGGTTAAGACTGCAGTTGATGCACAGAAGAAGGGTATTTTACCTGTATTCATTATTACAGAGCAAAAATGGTCTTTCGAACATGCTCAACTTATGGGTTTTGAATGTGAAGAGGTTGTTGACGAAGAAACAGGTGAATTAGAATGGGACGGATTTTTTATATTCAATAATAATTTTGAATATATTGAACAAATCACTGATTATATCAATGAACTATTAGATGCTCAATCGAAAGGTGAATTGGAGTATGATTTACTATTCTTATGGGACTCTGTAGGTTCTGTACCTTGTAAAATGACTTATGAAGGTAAGGGTGGTAAGCAACATAATGCAGCTACATTGGCAGACAAAATTGGTATGGGTATTAACCAAAGAATCTCAGGTTCTCGTAGAGCAGAATCAAAATATGAAAACACTTTGGTTATTGTTAATCAACCGTGGGTTGAATTACCTGACAATCCTTTTGGACAACCTAAAATTAAAGCTAAAGGTGGAGAATCTATTTGGTTAAACTCATCATTAGTTTTCTTGTTTGGTAATCAGAAAAATGCTGGTACCACTAAGATTACTGCGGTTAAAGATAAGAGAAAAGTAAAGTTTGCATCAAGAACTAAGATTTCTGTTATGAAAAACCACATTAATGGTCTCGGATATGAGGACGGTAAAATTATTGTCACTCCTCACGGGTTTCTCGCAGGAAAAGAAGCGTCAGAAGAAAAAAAATCTATTGAGACGTACAAAACCGAACAATCGGAATATTGGAAAAAAGTTATCGGTACATCAGGTGACTTTAAGTTAGAAGAAGAATCGTTGGACATTTAAAAGAACGAAGGTGACTAAGACTCTATTGGTTGATGGTGACAACCTATTTAAGATTGGATTTCATGGTGTTAGAGATTATTACCATGAAGGTAATCACATAGGTGGTATATTTCATTTTATCAACACACTCAAAAAGTTTTTAGAGGAACATAACTACGACAAGGTTATAGTCTTTTGGGATGGTAATAACAATGCCTCCCAAAGACGTGCCTTATATCCCCAATATAAGGACAATAGACGTGAGACGATGAATGAGATAAAGAAACAGTCGTTCTATCACCAGAAGTCACGTGTGCGTCTGTATTTGGAAGAAATGTTCATTCGTCAGGTCACACTTGACGGTTGTGAATCGGATGATTCTATATCCTACTACTGTAAAATTTCTCAAGATGAGAATAAAACTATATTTTCATCAGATAAAGACCTTACACAATTAATATCAGACCGAGTACAAATTTATTCTCCTTTGAAAAAAGAATACATAAAGAAGGGGGATAAAGTTAAGTTTGGTCACATTGAAGTAATTCCTGAAAATGTTGTTACATTAAAAGTTATTACTGGTGATAAGTCGGATAATATTGACGGTATTCTTAGGATGGGTGAAAAGACTGTTTTAAAGTTTTTTCCTGAGATAGTTGACAGTCCGACATCTATTGACAATATTTTAAACCGAGCAAATGAGTTAATCGAAGATAACAACAAAAACAAGACTTTGATTAACTTGGTTGAGGGAACAACAAAGAATGGTACATTTGGAAAAGAAATTTTAGATACTAACAAAAAAATAGTAGATTTGTCTAACCCTTTAATTACGGAAGATGGAAAGGAAGAAATAGAATTATATTATCGAGAAGATTTGGACCCTGAAGGTAGGGGGTACAAAAACTTAATAAAGTACATGATGGAAGATGGACTTTTCAAATACCTACCAAAAAAAGACAATGCTTGGGTTGAGTTCCTACAACCCTTTATGAAACTCACAAGAAAAGAAAAAAGAAGATTTAAAAACAAAAAGTAAAATTATGAAAGAACAGAATGATGTAGTAAAGCTAGAGTTCTTATTGAAGTTAAATGAGAACATCGTAGTACAACGTTACTTCAACGTTAGAGGATACAACCCTAACGCACGTAAAAGTTTAGATTTAATGGAGACTATTCATGATATCATTTATGATATTAAGAGAGATTTAACCAACAAATCTTGTTACTATCTACTTGAAAATTACGAACAAATTGCTGTGGATGAAGAGATTCTAAACACTTCAAATACTGACGGTCCTGAGAATTTTTTCATGACAATTAAGATTGGAGATGAGACAATTTGTCAGTCTGGATGGGATGCTAAATTATACCCTCCGAAGGTAAGATATACTGTTGACATACGCCCAAGACTAAAAAATATACTTCGTATGTTGACTGACATTTTTTCAAGAGAAAATTTAACTCACGAATATCTGGATTATTCATTGAATTAATCATATTTATTAAAACTCACACAAACTAAACTTCATTAGAAATTATGTCAGACGAAAAGAATTTTGGATACCTAGGAAACACATTTCAGATACAACTTTTAAATAATATCATCTTATATAAAGATTTTGCTAATTCTATAGTAGATGTTCTAGACCCAAAGTACTTCGATAATCAATACTTTCGTTTGATAATGCAAATGATTAAGGAGTACTATATAAAGTACGAACACGCACCAACATTTGAAACTTTAGAACAGTTAACCAAAAGTGAAATTTCTTCACCTATGGCTCAAAAAATGGTACTGGACATGGTCTCACAGGTAAAAGAGGCTCCATTTCAGGGTCATCAGTTTGTTCAAGAAAAGTCTTTAAAGTTCTGTAAACAACAAGAACTACAGAAAGTTATGGGTAAAGCTCAAAAGATTATCGATAAAGGTGATTTTGAGAGTTATGACAAACTTGAAGAGATGGTCAGAGAGGCATTACAGGTTGGTGAATTAAATCAGGGATTAGACGATGTATTTGCTAATTTGGACCAAGTACTACAGGACGATTTTAGACATCCGATTCCGATTGGAATACCAGGAATTGATAACTGTTTAAAAGGTGGATTGGCTAAAGGTGAGATTGGAGTAATATTGGCACCTACAGGTGTTGGTAAAACAACCGTACTAACTAAGATTGCAAACCACGGATTTAACTTAGGTTATAATGTTTTACAAGTATTTTTTGAGGATAACCCTAAGATTATTCAAAGAAAACATTTTACCCTATGGACTGGTATTGAGCCTGACAACTTGTCTTTACATAAAGAACAAGTGTTGGATAAGGTAAAATCCATTCAAGATACAACACCTAATAAATTAACACTAAAAAAGTTACCTTCAGATACTTTGACTATGAATCAAGTTAAAAATCAAATCAGAAAAATGATTGCTGAAGGAAACAAAATTGATATGGTAGTGTTAGATTATATTGATTGTATTATGCCTGATAAGAATTTGGGTGATGAATGGAAAAGTGAAGGGTCTGTGATGAGAGGTTTTGAGGCTATGTGTCATGAACTTGACATTGCGGGATGGACGGCAACGCAAGGTAATCGTTCTTCAATATCTTCAGATGTTGTTACTACTGACCAAATGGGTGGTTCTATTAAGAAAGCTCAAGTAGGACACGTTATTATTTCTGTTGCAAAATCACTACAACAAAAAGAAATGAATTTAGCCACTATTGCGATAACTAAATCACGTATCGGTAAAGATGGTATCGTATTCGAAAATTGTAAGTTCGATAATGAACTTCTTGAGATTGATACCGAACAAAGTGTAACATTCTTAGGGTTGGAAGAACAGAAGGAAGAGAAGAATAGACTTAGAATCAAAGAATTGCTTGACAAACGTAAGCAAGGAAATCAAATATAAATAAATTAAAAACACTATGGATAATTTTGTAAATTTAGAAGAAAGAGACGCACGTTTCGTAATTAAAAGAAGCGGTGAAAAAGTTTTATTTCAGGAAGAAAAAATTAAAAATGCAGTAACTAAGGCGATGTTAAGTATTAATATTGTTGATGATGAAACTGCTGAAAAGATTGCTAGAATAACTAGAAAAAGTTTGTTCAGAGAAGATAAAGAAAGAATACCACATGTAGACGAAATTCATGAAATGGTTGAAAACAAATTGATGGATAATGGTCTTAATGATGTGGCGAGAGAATATATTATTTATCGCTCAAAACACAGACCTGATATCTTTTCAAAAAGAGTTAATTTAAAACCATATGAATATCCTGAGTTGGTGGAGTACGTTGATGCTATTAGACATTCATATTGGGTACACACAGAATTTAATTTTACATCGGATATTCAAGACTTTAAAGTACACCTTTCTCATTCTGAAAAAACTGCAGTACAAAGAGCTATGTTAGCGATTTCACAAATTGAAATTGCGGTTAAAACGTTTTGGGGTGACATTTATAAAAGAATGCCAAAACCTGAAATTGGTAATGTTGGTGCTACATTTGCAGAGTCAGAAGTTAGACACGCAGATGCGTATTCTAACTTAATTCAGGTATTAGGTTTGAATAGTGAGTTTGAAAACCTATTACAAGTTCCTGCGATTAGAAAAAGAATTAAGTATTTAGAAAAGTCTATTTTACATTCTAAGGCAGTTGAAAACAGAGATTATTTTGAATCTGTGGTATTATTCTCAATGTTTGTAGAAAACGTTTCATTATTTTCACAATTCTTAGTTATTATGTCATTTAATAAACATAAGAATATGTTAAAAGGTATGAGTAATGCTGTAGAGGCGACATCAAAAGAAGAAAATATACACGCAGAATTCGGGTTTGATTTGGTAAACCTAATCAAAAAAGAAAATCCGTCATGGTGGACTCCTGAATTAGTAGAAGATTTAATTGATGCGACTATGGAAGCGTTTAGTGCTGAGTCGGATATTATTGATTGGATATTCGAAGAAGGTGATTTAGATTTCTTAACCAAAACACAGACTTTAGAGTTTATTAAACATCGTTTTAATGTATCATTAAACTCTATTGGTATTGACAGTATTTTCCATGTTGATGAGAAAATATTAGAAACTACAGAATGGTTTGATGATGAAATATTAACTACAAAGCACACAGATTTCTTCAATAAAAGAAGTATCAATTACAGTAAGAAAAGTAAGTCAATAACATCAAATGATTTGTTTTAACAAAAATTAAAAAAAGAAAATGAATAAAGTAAAAGAATTCGATTGGATTAATGAAGAGTCAATTACGTTTTTACGTAGAGGATATTTGAGTGAAGGTGAAGAACCTTTAGAAAGAATTAGAACTATTGCAGACCATGCTGAAAAATTATTAGGTATTGATGGTTTCGCAGATAAATTTTATAACTACATGGGTAAAGGATGGTATTCTTTATCATCACCTGTATGGGCTAACTTTGGAAAGAAAAGAGGTTTACCTGTTAGTTGTTTTGGTTCTAACATCGGTGATAACATTGAATCCATATTATATACTCAAGCTGAGGTTGGAGAGATGAGTAAAATGGGTGGAGGAACATCAGGGTACTTTGGTAACCTCAGACACAGAGGTGCTGAGATTACAGACAATGGACACGCACCTGGTGCTGTCCACTTCATGAATTTGTTTGAGAGTGTCGTAGATAATATTTCTCAAGGTTCGACTCGTAGAGGACGTTTTTCACCTTATTTACCTGTAGAACATTCAGATATTATGGAGTTTTTAGAAATCGGAACAGAAGGTGCACCTATTCAAGACTTGACTCACGCAGTTACTGTGACAGATGAATTCATGAATGAAATGATTGCGGGTGACGAGGAAAAAAGAGCTATTTGGGCGAAGGTAATCCAAAGAAGAGGTGAGATAGGTTATCCTTACATCATGTTCCATGATACTATGAACAACAAAACAGTTGATGTTTACAAAGATAAAGGTGCTACAATTTACAACTCTAATCTATGTTCTGAGATTGCACTTCACAACTCAGAGGAAGAATCTTTCGTTTGTGTATTATCATCAATGAACGTACTTCACTATGATGAGTGGAAAGATACAGACGCGGTTGAAACTATGACTATGTTCTTAGATGCTGTTGTGACTGAATTTTTAACTAAGATTGAGGACATTAGAGACAACGGTACTATTGAAGGTAAAAGAGGATTTTTCTATTTAGAGAAGGCTTACAACTTTGCAAAGAGACAAAGAGCTTTAGGTTTAGGAGTATTAGGGTGGCATTCATTATTACAGTCTAAAGGACTACCATTTGATACGAGAGAGACTGCTAAATTGAACGTTGAAGTTTTTAAACTCATTAAAGATAAATCTTACAAAGCGTCAGAAGAATTGGCTAAGATGTTTGGTGAACCTGAATATTTGGAGGGTTATGGACGTAGAAATGTTACGTTGAATGCAATCGCACCAACAACATCATCTGCATTTATCTTAGGTCAGGTTTCTCAATCTATTGAACCAATTTGGTCTAACTGTTATGTTAAGGATGTTGCTAAGATGAAGGTGACCATTAAAAACCCTGTTCTTAAAAACTTATTATCTGAAATGGGTAAAGATACTAAAGAGGTATGGGATTCTATTAAAAAGAGAGATGGTTCAGTACAACACTTAGAGTTTTTAACTGATGAACAAAAAGATGTCTTTAGAACTTTTGCTGAGATTAATCAAGCATCTATCATCAATCAAGCTGCGGTTCGTCAAGATTATATAGACCAATCACAATCATTAAACTTAATGATATCTCCTGATATGCCAACAAGGGATGTAAACAAACTTCTCATCGATGCATGGCAATTAGGGGTTAAGACACTTTACTATCAACACTCAATGAATTCAGCTCAAGCTTTCGCTAGAAAGAAATTAGGTTTGAATGACTTACAATGTGTTGCGTGTGAAGGTTAATAGTTATTTTTAACATACAACAAAAATAAAAGAGGACTTCGGTCCTCTTTTTTTTATAAATTAGTGAACTATAATATTTATAGAGAATGGCAGACGGTTTTACATATGGTGTTAATTTCCCATTTAGGGATAGTTTACAGGGGAAGTACTTATCTCTTTCACAATCAAGTGTTGAGGAGATTAGAACTGACTTATTACACCTCATTCTAACTAGAAAGGGTACGAGATATTATCTACCTGATTTTGGAACCAGAATCTATGAGTTTATTTTTGAACCGATGGATGGTCCCACATTTGAAGCGATTAAGGCGGATATTAGAGAAGCTGTTGATAAGTTCATACCAAATTTAACAATTAAAGATATATCCTTAACACCATACATTGATGATTTAGAAGCTCAAGGAGAATTAAATTATGAAAAATTAGGTGGTGCGGTATATAGAATACCCGGTAAAGGTACTGAAGAATATACTGCGAAATTAAGAATTGATTATAGTGTTGACGATAAAGCATTTGAATCAAGAGATTTTATAATTATCAATATTTAATAATATATGGCAAACAAAAAAATATCTTATACTGAAAGAGATTTTGAAGGTTTAAGACAGGACCTCATAAATTATACAAGACAATATTATCCAGAACTTATTGATAACTTCAATGATGCTTCTGTATTCTCAGTGTTCTTAGACCTTAACGCTGCCATAGGTGATAACTTACACTACCACATTGACCGTAGTATACAAGAAACTGTACTACAATATGCACAACAACGTTCTTCAGTATATAACATAGCAAGAACGTATGGGTTAAAAATACCTGGATATAGACCATCGGTTTCTATGGTTGACTTCTCAATAACTGTTCCTGCTTTTGGTGATAAAGAAGATGCTAGATATTTGGGAATTTTAAGGGCAGGTTCACAGGTAGTTGGTGGAGGTCAAACATTTGAAAATGTTTACGATATTGATTTCTCATCACCATATAATAATAGTGGATTTCCTAATAGAATAAAAATACCTAATTTTGATTCGAACAATAGACTTATAAATTATACCATAACAAAGAGAGAAACAGTGGTTAATGGTATAACTAAAGTATTCAAACAAGTTATCAATCCAAGTGATGTAATACCTTTTTATGAAATATTTTTACCTGAGAGAAACGTTTTAGGTATTACTTCTGTTATACAAAAGGACGGAACAAACTATCAAGCAACACCAACGTACTCGGAATTTGTAAGTTCACCAAATAGATGGTACGAAGTAGATGCGTTAGCCGAATCGAGAGTTTTTATTGAAGACCCTACAAAACCTGCAGATTCTACAGGTGTTAAGGTAGGTAGATGGTTAGAGACTGAAAATAGATTTATAAGTGAATATACACCTGAAGGATTTTTAAAGATGACGTTTGGTGGTGGTACAACAACACCTGACCAACAACTTGCTCAGTTCTCACAAACAGGAGTTCCGATGAGGATTCAAGATTATCAAAATAATATTGGTTTAGGTTTAACCGTAACACCAAATACTACTTTATTTATTCAGTATAGGATTGGTGGTGGTACTGCGTCTAATATTGGTGTTAATGCTATTAATCAATTAGGTACCGTTAATTTTTCAGTTAATGGTCCATCAGATAATATAAATCAAACAGTAAGTAATTCACTAACGGTAAATAATGTTACTGCGGCTATTGGTGGTGCAAATCAACCAACAACTGAAGAAGTTAGAAACATGGTTGGATTTAACTTCTCATCACAAAAAAGAGCGGTAACGGTTAACGACTATCAAACGTTAATCGCAACAATGCCAGGAAAGTTTGGTGCACCAGCAAAGGTGGGTATTACTGAAAACAATAATAAGATTGTCGTTCAGATGTTAGCTTACGATGCTGATGGACAATTAACAGAAATATTATCAAATACATTAAAGAATAACGTGGCGACTTATCTATCTAACTATCGAATGATAAATGATTATGTTGAGATTACAAGTGCTCAGGTTGTTGATTTGGCATTTGATTTATCTGTAGTATTTGAATCAACACAAAATCAAGGACAAGTTATTACTGAAATTGTAAATCAACTTTCACAATACATGAGTTCAACTACGAGAGAAATGGGTCAAAACTTAAATGTTTCGGAAGTAAGAAGAATCGTACAAGATGTGTCGGGAGTAATTGCACTTTCAGACATCAGTATTTTTAATAGAACGGGTGGTGAGTACTCTTCATCACAGACCTCACAGAGATATTCAAACTCTGCAACTAAACAGATAGAGATTATCGATGATACCATTTTTGCGGAACCAAATCAGATTTATCAAGTTAGATTCCCTAATAAAGATATCACAGTGAGAGTTAAAGACTTAAAAGGTGTTTCTTTCTCATAAGATAGTTTACATACACAAAACAACTTTTATTTTTAAAATTGGATAGATAAATATTTATCTTAAAAGTCGAATATGCCCAAGTCATACAGAATACGAACACAACCAGGTGTTGACAAGAATATTAAAGTTGAAGTTTCACAAGATTTTGACTTTTTAGAGATACTTTCCTTGAAGTTAAGACAAGAGGATGTATATACAAGATTCTGTGCAGATTACGGAGTAGTCGTGGGTAGAGTCATAACCAACGGAGGTTATGGTATTCCAAATGCTAAGGTTTCAGTTTTTGTCCCATTAGATGATATGGATGTTAACGACCCTATTATATCTACACTATATCCTTATAGAAACATTGGTCAAAAAAATGAAGATGGGTATAGGTATAATCTTTTACCGTATGAACAATCATATGGTGGTCACACACCTACAGGTACGTTTCCAACTGAAGATGATATTCTAACAAGACAAGAAGTTTTAGAAGTCTATGAAAAATACTATAAATACACTGTCAAAACAAATGAGTCGGGTGACTTTATGATTATAGGTGTACCGTTAGGTATACAAAAAGTGGTAATGGACCTTGACTTGTCGGATATGGGTTGTTTCTCATTAAGACCTTCTGACTTGATTAGAATGGGTATGGCGACTGACGGTCAGGTTGCTGGTCAACAATTCAGGTCATCAACAGATTTATCGACACTACCGCAAATAGTTAATGCCGTAAAAGACATTGATGTTGCGTCTTTTTGGGGTCAAGAAGATTTATGTACCATAGGGATTAGTCGTGTTGATTTTGATTTAAGAGACTTTGGTGTTAATATACAACCACATGCGATTTTT